ATGTTTGCCTATGCCTACATAAAAAACTTTGTCGTTATCTTTTCTTCTATGTTGATAAACTATAGCCATTATTCGATAATTCCTAAAATGTCTGATTCTTTACAAATGAAATAGTCTTGTCCTTCAAATACGATTCTTTGTGAACCAAGTTTAGGGATTAATACTATCTCGCCTTCTTCAATAGTCGACACAACTAGTTTGTCTGTATTGTAATTGTACACATTAGATGTTGCTACTACTTTTCCCATTTCAGGTCTTTCTTTACCAAGATCTGGAATAATAATGTTACCGAATGTTTCTTCTTCATTTTCGATTGGCTTTAATACTATATAGCCATTTAGTGGGGTTATTTTATTCATATTGTTAATTTAATATTTCTAATTCATCTATTTTAATACAAAAATAGAGTAAGGCATCTTTTTTAAAGACGGCTTCTACTCCAAACCATGTTTTAAAATCATCAAGGTTTTTACCTTGCATGAACTCTTCTTTTAGAGTTCTCTTGATCTCAAACAAGTCTCCATTAATGTTAATGAAATTTCTGTGTAATTGAAACATAACTGGTTGTAGGTAGGCCTTTTATTTATAAATTATTTTAGTTGTTGTTTTGGAGTTGAGATTTCAATCCTTCTTATTGCTTTACCTTCAGCAGTTGGAATGTCTAAAGTAAGAAGTCCTCTATCTAACCCGGCTTCTAGTTTAGAAAGATCAAACTTAGTACTAATCTTCCAAGTTAAATCAAAGCTAGAACGTTTGATGCCTCTATAAATAGCAGACTCTTCATTTTCTATTTGGGGTTTTTCGTACTTAATACGAAGTTGATCATTGTCGATATTAATGTCAATATCTTTTGAATCAAGTCCTACGGCGGCTACTTCAAATCTAATGCCGCTTTCTGTTTCGTAAATGTCTACTGGATGTGTTACTCTTTGCGTAATTGCAGAGAATCGTGAATTTGTTTCGAATAAGTCTCGCCATAATAAATCAAATGGATCGAGCTCAAATGGTCTTAATATTCCCATGTTTTTTGTTTTGTGTTCCCTTACGGTGAACGGTTAATGATTGTTTATTTTATAACCTTGGCCTACCTACAGTACCATTTATTATAAATATATACAAATATAAAATAGTAAAGAAATTAATCTTTAGAGTTACTTATTTTTTCTCTTCTTTCTTAGGAAACGTTCTTATCGGAGCCGATTTAGAATCTCTTGGAACGTATATTGGAGCTGTTGGTCCGAATGTATTTCTCCTAGGTTGTTGAGGTTGCCTAGGAACCGGTACATATCTGTCTCTATAAATTATAATTGGAGGCTCTCTTCTATAAAAGAATGGATCAATATATCCTGGCACATAATAAATAGGATCCCAATCGTACACTCTTCTTTGTCTATAGTCTATATAGCCTGTTGGTTCTGTTATAAAACAACTTGATAAAGATAGTAAGAATAAAATTATAAGTGCCTTTTTCATGTTAATAAGTATTAATTAGCATAAGACCATTTATATCCGCCTGTTTGATTTCTTTGTCCTTTACACACTTTACTAATGTGCTGATGGATGACACCCAAGGATCTTTCTACATCTATTATAGAATTCCACGTTTTTATAAATTGACCATCTAATGTATATTGATTCACTTTAACTGCTGATTGACTAAAAGATCCCAAACGTTTGCCTTTTTGCGCTAATCTCATTTTTTCAATAGTTTCTTTAGTAATAGGTTTATTATATCTAGGATTTCCAGCTCCAGACATCCTTATACTAAATTCAGGTTTTTTTATGCCTTTTAAATGGCCCTTGTCTGTTCCACCATCTCCTATCTCTTTTTTCATATTTGCCCACTTTTTACTTTTTGCTACATTAAAAAGATCAGAGTATATTCTGCATATATGTTCTAAATCTTGTCTACATTCTGTTTTATGCAATATATAGGTTTTAATTTGGTCTGCACTTATGTTATTCTCTATTAGATGCTTTTTCCACTCTTTACCTGATCCTTTATATTTAAAAGGATCTTGCTCAGTTTTACCTAAATATAATAGTCCTAAATGACTTTGCTTAACATATATGTATGTCAATCTCATAAAATAAAAATGGACTCAGATGAAGTAAAGGTCCCGGAATGACCAATACTTCGTGAGTCCAATAAGTTATTCAAGATAGTTGATTCCGGCAACTCTCTATATATAATAAATATTGATAACTTGATAATTAAGCATGCCCATCTCTAAGATTTTTTGATATTTGAGGAATGGCATATAATGGTACGTTTAATTTAGTAGTGTTCTCCATGCAATCCTGGACGATTCTACATGCTTCTTGTGCTTTGGAATATTCTACTTCTATTACGAGCTGATCGTGGATTTGGGCACATACCCAGCCATTTATACCTGATTGCTTAAATCTTCTATTAATAGCAAGAGCGGCTCTATTAACTATTGATGCAGCTAGACCTTGAATTTGCACATTGCATCCGTTATTTAGACCGTTAATATAATCACGGCTTAAGTTTTTAATCTGATCTACTCCATATTGTCGCTCCATTTCTTTTTTAATATTCCAATCAAGAAGATCGTCTCCTATTTTATCATAAATAGCTTTTACTTTAGGAAGATGCCTAATTCTACCAACTTGAGTTTTAATGTATCCATGTTGTTTAACAAACTCTTTTGATCTAAGCATCCATTTTTTAAGTTCTGGGAAGCCATTGAGATATCCATCAATTAGTACTTTTGCTTCTTTTGTTGAAATGCCTAGATTCATACCTAATGCGTATGCACCCATTCCATAAGGTATACCTAAAGCATATGCTTTTGCTTTGTTACGAACCTTAGGAAGGTGTTTTCTTAAAAAGTTATCTGCTTTTTTATCCGGTGAATAGTCTATATATTTTTCTGTTTTAATAGCAATTGTAGAATAAAAGTCCCAATTGTTACGGAAGATGTCCATAAGTTCATCATCTCCAGATACATGAGCAAATACGCTCGGTTCTAAAGAAGAGTAATCATCATCAATAAATACATTACCTTCTTCATGAATAAAGAATGCTCGAATCAAGTTATTGTATTCAATTACAATTGGTTCATCATCGCCTTCTTCTTTAGGTCTAGGAAGCTGTTGAGCATCTGAGCCATATCTGCCTGATACTGTGCCATGTTGTTTATAATAGAAGTAGTATCGACCATCTTCTTGAGCATCTAAGAAGCGATCCATGTAAGTACTTTTAATCTTAAGTAGTCTATTGTAGATTCGCAAGCGCTTTGCCCATTCGTATTTACCTGCTATTGATTGAACAGTATCGTCATCAAATTGAGGCTTACCGGTTTTTGTATTAGACAAGGGTTTAATACCTAATACAGCAAACGCAATTTCACCAAGTTGATCTTTAGACTGAATGTTAAAATAAGCTCCGTCATTATCTTCTCTCCATAACCTCATACTAATTTTCATACTAATATCTCTATCTAATACTGCGGCATCACCATGAAGTAGAAAATGTTTAGCAGAACATTCAGGAAGCCTCATCAATGCAGACTTAGTTACACTATACTTACCAGTTCTAGCAGATTGTTCTAGTTCAAAATTCATTTCTTTTATTAGCTCTTGAGCAAATGTACCTTTATTATTTGGTGGATATGCATCTTGAGCTTTATATACTACCCATGCTCTAACATCTGGATTCTTAAGTAGTTCTTTTGTTACTAGTTCAGCGTACTCTTTTAGCTTTTCCATAATTTTAGTACGACTAGACTTTATAAGTTCCATGTCAAGTTTAATACCAACTTGTTCCATAGGAATGGTAACCTCTTTGTAGAGTGGCATTACTTCATCTTCAAAGAAGAACTTTTCAAGGTTCTCATTTTTAAGGATTTTGATAAAATGATTATAGACTCTAAGAGTTAAGTCCGTATCTGCTGATGCATATTCTGAAAGTAGTTCTAGATCTGCTTTCCATATCTCATAGTTCTCTCGTGTTATCTGACCGCCATTTCTTTTTATTGATTCTTTAAGAGTGACTTGCTCTTCATTTGCAGCTTTTTCTACATCTAGACCAATATCTTTTTGAATCATCTTAGCGATGTCTTTAAGACCGAATGCAGAACCTCCCATAAAGCCTGCGCCTTCTTCTTTTACTGTATGAACAAGAAGTATTGTATCTACATAAAGACTCGATAACAAATCTACTCCATAAAAACACTTAACGAATTTAACGTCAAACGATGCATTATGCATGATTAGTTTTTTGCCAATAAGTAGAGAGATTGTTTTCTTTGCAAGATCATGAGCTAGTTTACCTTCAATGATAGCTTCTTGAAGCTCTTCATCTTTGAATATCATAGTTGGCATATAGTATCCTTTACCAACTTCACCAGAGACAGAAAAACCAATGATCTTACCTTTACGAGGATTAAGACTATTAGTCTCAGTATCAAATGCAATTATTTCACATGACTTTATATGTTCGATAAGATCTTTGAGTTTGTCTATCGAATCAACTGTAACATAACTTTTATTCATAACTTATTTTTAGTCTTCTTTCTTTTTGTAAGGAAACAATTCATTTAGCTTTTCTCTGCGTCTATTGCATCCGCAGTCTTCTTGACCTATAGCATGTGCAACTTTTTCTGCTAGTATATCTAATTTAAGAGCGTGAGTAACTTTAGCAATAGTGTCACCTAAGCCTTTTGATTCTTCACTTGTCTTGTTTTCCATTTAGATCTTTTTTCATTTTTTCTAACATACTACCAGCAGACATAGCTAATATACTAATTTGTGCCCAAACATCTTCTAATTCTCTTTTGAGTTTAGACATTTTTCTCCACTGAAGTACTTGAATAAGCATTAAAATTAAAGTAACAGTCAAATATAAGTATTCTGAATTTATTGTAACCGTCATGTATGTGTTTTATCAAATATAAAATCTTCTTCCGAACTTCTGTCTTTTTTATTTGTAGTACCTTTTATGTACTCTGGATCATATGGGCAGTGCCTGCACTTTGAACCACAACAAGATCCTCGTTGTAAATGGAAAAGAGTGGTAAAAACCACCCTTCCATATTCTAAATAGTAGTGAACTCCTTCTATGAATTCTTTAGATGATTTCATATCAAACAAGTTCGCAACTTCCACCGACACAGGCTAATTCACCTTTTTGATCAGTGTTATCAACCTCTTCAACAATCTTAGATAAATCAATATTATTAAGTTGAGAAGATATTCTATTAAACTCTTCTTCAGTTATGGTCTGAAAAGGGGCCTGGACATATGAACCATTGTCATAAGGTAAGCAAGATAGGGCGGTGTAGTTATTTCTATTTGCCCATGCCCATTCACCAACTTCTGACCACTCTTCTGGTTTAAGAGAGATTGTTACAGATACGTTGTGAGTATTACGACCTGTTCTATGTCCTGGTTTAATCCATTCTTTATGTAGCTTTTCAAGTCTATGAAGTAGATCAACCGCTGATTCAGACCTTGTGATTGCTCCTTCAGGTGCTTTTTGTGGAACAGATACTACAGCTTGAGATTGAGGTTTAAAGTATTCGTCTTCTATCAATTCAGGATGATAAATAGAAAGGTATGTATAAAGAGCTTCGTTTTTACCAAGTCTCATTCTACGAATGTAGAAGTTATCATGCCAAGCATGTACTCCAGATGATGTACCAAGAACCATTGATGTTGTTCCTGAAGGTTTAACTGTTGTACATCTTGCAGCTTTATTAACTCCGATAACTTTTGCAACTCTTTCGTTTTCTTCTTTTACTATTTGAGCAGCTTCTTTCATATTTAATTTTAATACCGCACCTGACGCAATGCCAGTCATACCGATGCCAATCAATGCATCTTTCTCTGTTGTTTTTTTCCAAACATCACGAAGATAATGAAAGTCTGTATATGAAGCTTGAAGTGTTCCAATAAATGCAGCCGCTTTAACTCTATCATTTAGATCTTCTTGAGACTCAAGATTAGATACGTTAACTTCACACAAGTTACAGAATTGGAATGGTCTAAGTGCAATCTCAGCACACGGATTAGTTCCCCAATCTTTATCATTAGTTAAGAAAAAACCAGGTTCACCTGCGTTAGACAATTCAATCTTTTTCCAAAGCTCCATGAACTCTTCTTTCTGAATACGATCACGTAGTATAGTCGCTGAATTATTAGCTCTTCCTCTTTGAGGGTTTTGTTCCCACCAATTACCAAACTTAGATGTAAGCATCTCTTCATCATTAAAAGAGAATAGGCTAATCAATGCTGCACGACGAATACCTCCAGACAATACTGCATCTGCAATATAGCAAATAATATCATGACACTCAATAGGCTTTAATTTATCTCCAGTATCTTTACGATCAAGAATCTTTTGTATCTGGAATAAACACTCTTTTAAAGGTTCTGGGCCAGGTGCTTTACCGCCGGCTGTGATTAACATTGCGCCTTTTGGTCTAACATCACGAAAGTCAAATTTAGGTCTAGGTCCACCTACAAGATACGACTTCATTAATATTTTGATTGCATCAGCCCAACCTTCAATAGAGTCTCCAACTAAGAAACGCTTTTCTTTAATTGGCTTAATAATCTCAGGAAGTTGATCTACATGATGATGTTGAACTGAATATCCTACTCCACAGCCTCCTAAAAGAAGGAACATTATTTCTGAGAATATACGCCAGTCATCAATAGGAGCAAAAGAACAGTTAAATATACGAGCATTATTAATTTCAATGGGCTTACCTGCAAATTGCATTGAACGCATTGACGGAAGAATCTTTTTATCATATACTAGTTTATATGTCTCTTCAATTTCGTTAAACAATGAAGGAAACTTTTGTTGGTGCATTTCCTTATTT